CAGGCGATAGGCCGGGTCGGGGCTGGTAACGACGGCCAGGCCGAGCTGCGCGCCGTCTTCGACGAGCGTGAGGTTGCAGCCGCCCCAGGTGATATAGTCGCCGGCTGAGGTGACGCCGTGGACCACAAGCCAGTAAGCCAGGCGGTTATCGGTGGCGGCCGTGAGGTCGAGGTTGAGGTCGGCGGCGGAAAAATCGAACTCGGCGTGGCGCTGGTCCTCGGCGTCGGTCTGCCATTCTTCCTCGGTCATGCCGGCGTCGAGATCGCCGGGGGCCAGGATCTTCTGGACCAGGGGGGCGCTGTCGCGGTCGGAGCCGGTGTGAATCTCGCAGGTAAGGGAGGCGATGTTGGACAGGTCGTCGATGAAGGTTCCGTTCCAGTAGAGCGCCACCTCCACCTGCAGGTCCACGCCGCGCCAGATCGAGGGAGCCTTGCCGCGCAGGCGGCAGGCCAGGGGGTCGGTGGAAATGGCGTCGCACTGCAAACGCACGCGGTGGCGGGCAAGCGCTAAGGTCATGAGATGGCCCCTCCCGTTATCTGATAGGCGATATTGACGCTGACGCCCTGGTGGGAGATCTCCGCCAGCGTCAGCACGCAATTCGAGACGGTAACGCGCGTGGTGTTGCCGTTGCCGGCCTGGGCGTCGAGATAGACGGTGTCTTCGCGCACGACGCTTTGAGCATGGGTCAACAGCCAGTACTCGGCGTCGAGTTCGCTATCGAACTCCCGGTAGACGCGAAAGGCGATCTCAGTGCGGGCGTTGCCGCGGTTATAAACCTTGGCATTATCGGCCCGCAAACGGTCGGCCACCTGGGCGTTAACGGCCCCGACAATCCGCAGATCCGCGGGGCCGATCGACTTGCCCGTCCCGCGGGCGGATCCGCCGTCGGCCAGGATTGTCTCCTGGCCGCTGCCGCCGACGTTCTTGATCGTGATCTTCATAATTTCGAACAGAAGGCAACAAAGAAAGCCAAGATCTTCTATGGTGACGATGTAACTGCAAAAAGCGCCTGGGCCGCGCCGGTCGTGAAGCGGCGGATCGGCTGCAGCACGACCTCGCCGGTGCGCAGCGGCGTACCGAATACCAGCGAGCCGTCAACGATGTTGGCGTCGTAGACTGTTACGTTTGGATATCCGCCGGACAAGGCCGCGGAAATGACCAGGTCGTCGGTATTACTGAGAACTGTGCCGCGCAGCACATTCGCGCCCTGAATGCTCATCTTCGTCAGCCACTGGCTCTCGGAGATCCCCACGGGGATGAAGCGGGCCTGGACGTCGACGGAGTCGATGTACTTGTCCAGGATGCCGGCGCGATCGGTGCGGCGCTCCGGAAAGTTGATGTTGAACTGAATGCGCACGCCGTCCTCGGTCTCGATGGCGTCCCAGGGCGAGGCCGTGCCCCAGGCGATATCGTAGCCGCAGACTTTGATATCGGCCGGGTCAAAGGACGTATCCGCAAAGGCCACGGCGGCAACGGCGGCGCGCTTGGCGGCGTCGCTCCAGGCGGTGTCGTCGGTGCCGACGGCCTGCATGGTGACCTGGCCGATGACCGGCCCGGAGGCCGAGAGGTTAAGCTCCGGCATCTGGGTTACGGCGCCGGCCTTGAGCGTGATCTGCTGGCCGGCCAGGGTCTGAATCACAATGTTCTTGTCGGCCGCGCCGAAGACGCTTGTGCCGCGCGTGGGGTTGGTGTAGGGCCACAGAACGCCGATGTGCCCGGCGGACCATTGTCCCGACGGCGTAAAGGTGAGCTCCCACAGAAAGGTATCGCGCGCCTGGCCCACGATGCCGAACATGGCCGTCTGGATCGGCGTAAGCTGCAGCAGCGGCACCAGGCGGATATCGCCCTCGGTGTAGATGGTCTGGGAGTCGAAGGTGACGATTGCGGGGCCGGCGATGATGTCTGAGCGTGCCATTGTCATGGTGTTGTCTCCTTATGAGGAGGCTATGCCTCCCTGGATGTTGAACGTGCAGTGATAGGTTACGGTGGCGCCGTTGGGGTTATCGGCCAGGCGGATAGCTTCCGGCGCGCAAATAAAACAGGTGGAAAGCCCGCTCGGCGTATGCTGGTGCACCAGGTTGCAGATGCGGTGGGCGGCCTCGCGGGCGGTCTTGCCGGTGCCGGAGTCGCCGCGGTTGATCAGGGCGTTCTCGGCGATCTCAATGACATACTCGACCTCGTCGAAGTACGGGCCGGGAATGTTCGGCCGCCGGCACCAGGCGCGGCCCATCATGATAAGGATGCAGATCCCCACCCGCCCGACGGCAATCGAGATCTGCTTCTCAATATCGCCCTTGTCTTCCTGGACAATGGCGAAATCTTCGAACCAGTCGTCGCCGGTAACGCGGTTGTAAAGGCCCGTCTGGGCTAACTCGAGTATGTCGGTGGCGGGCATGAGCAGGCGTTAGGTGTTAGGAATCGGATTTTTTCTCTTTCGGCTTTGCGGGTTTGTTGGGTTCTTTTGGGCTTTGTGCGGTTTTGGCCGCGGCGGCGGCTTTGGCCTTCTCGGCTTTTTCCCTGGCGGCTTTGATGGCGCGTTCACGATCGTCCATCATCTGGACGGTGGCAACGTCGCGGATAATGAGCAGGTCGCCGAAGTCGGTGACCGAGTCGAAATAGAGGTTGGCGTCCTGCAGCACGCCGATGGCGGCAAAGTTCTTCTCTTTGTCGAGCAAGGAGCTTGGGGCAAGCTGCAGCTCTACGATCGTATGCGCGCCGCGCTCGCGCGCGATCGTGCGCACGGTTGTATAGCCGGCGTCTTTCAAGGCTTTTTCAACGCTCTTGATAGTGTCTTGCATGGCGGTTTCCTTTCTGGCGGTTGGGTGTCAAATTCCTTCCTGGTCGGACCGTTCGAAATTTCTTGTTCGTTCCGTAAAGCTTGGCGAGGGGGTAACGTCCGAGCCGGTCGAGGCGTCCTCGATCGGGTACTTGCAGTTGGCAACCAGGCGCATCAGGGACAAAGCCTGGTCATAGCGCTTCTGGCGCTTTTCCTCGACCTCGTAGCCGGGGACCCGGCCGATGATTTCCACGATCACCATAATCACGGCGGCGCGCATAAGGCGGTCGGGAATCTTGGTGGCGTCGTCGTCAAGCGTGTTGGAGCGGCAACCGGCCACGTAGCCGCGGACTTCGTCGGTGACCTGCTCAATAGAGGGGTCCACGGGGTCGTCCTGACCGTCGGCCAGCGCGGCGGCGCGCAAGGCTTCAAGCTCGTCGCCGGAGATCTGCGTGAGCAGCTTGGCTTCAGTTATGGCGCTCCAGGACATTGTTAAGGTTTCAGGTCTTGAATTTCAGGTTACAGTTAAAGGCGGCCCGGTTTGCGGCCGGGCCGCCGCAATGCTTACGCCTTTCGGTTTTAGTAGAACTCAACCACGCTCATGATCTCGGCGGACGAGAGGTCCGTGGGCGTGTCGTTTTTTGTGGCCTGGAACTCGAGCACGTCGCCGGCGCTCAGGGCCAGGTACTGATCGGCTCCCAGGTCATAGAGCGCATCGCCGGTAATCTCGGTGGCGCTGGTGGCCTTGGCGGAGCTGAGCAGGTTGCTCGACACCGTCAGGTTGGAGACCTGAAACGACCAATTGGTAACAGCGTCGGAGCTGGTCGTCGCTGTGTCGCTGACGATGCCGATCGAAACGATCGTGCAGGCATACGGCGCAACGAAGATGTACTCCTGCTGGCTTGCGTTGAAGCCTTCGATGTCCTTGCAGCAGACCTTTGTCTTCAGGGCCGTATCGGCCTTTGATGGGCTGACTTTGCCCGCGCCGATCGTAACGGCGCCGTTGGTGGCGATCGTAACGTCTCCCGAAACGGCAACGGCTACCGCCTGCGACGAGGCGCTACCCACCAGCAGGTAACCGGGCTCGACTGCAGCCAGCTTAGTGTGCGCAATCGACGCGTCGACGACACCATTGGTGCCGATCACCGCGCGTACAGCCTCGCGCCAGGCGGCGTCGGGGTCGGCGGCCTGGGCGGGCCGCGGCCACATCGCAACGGTAGCGAACACCACAATCAGCGCAATCACGGCCAGCAGGCCGGTAAACGCGAATCCGTACTTTCTCATTGTGTTGATTCCTCTCTGCCGGTTTAAGGCCCCGGCGGGCCTGGCCGGCCCCGGCGCGTTGCCGGGACCGGCAGGTTAGTTTACAGGTCAGCTTGCGCTGATATTGTAGCGGACCGCCGCGGACGAGTTGGTAACAACCACGTCCTCGGACCAGTCGAACTTGGCGACCTCCACGCGGCCGTCGTCGCGCGTGTAGGAGCCCGGCACCATCCACTGCCCCATGAGACGGAAGGTCTTCATGAAGCTGGGGTCGCGCCGCGTCGGCGTGGCCTTGCGGGCGAAGACGAGCACGGCCGTGTCCAGCAGAAAGCTGATGGATTCGGCAACGCCCTCGGCGGCGGTGTCGTAAACCATCAGCGAGACGCGCGTCTCCGGCTCGGCCAGCAACAGCGAACCGAACTCCTGAACGGTCGGGGTCTGCGATTTCGAGGCGGTGCGGCGGTTGCCCACGATGTACCGCCCGCGAACCGCGGCCTGGTTCTTCGTGATCTTCCAGGCGCTGGCGCCGAAAAGCACGCCGACGCCCATCAGGCTGCCGTACTTGGCGGCCTTGATCACGCTGATGATTGCGTCATCGAGGTCGCTGACCGGGTCGGCCGAGCTATCCCACGTCTTGTCCGTGCCCGCGCCGATCGCGGCCAGGGCCGCGTCGATGACGCTTTTCTCGTGCACCAGGCCGGCGACTTCGGCTACGGCGACGGCGCCTTCCTGGAGGCGATTCTCCAGGGCGGCTTCCTCGAGCTGCTCGAGGTTGTCGACCGGGTAGTCGAGCGCGTTGGGCTCGCAGTTATAGGTGGCGTCGGTTGCTTCGAAACGCAGCTCCGTCGCCCGCCCGCCGATCGCGCGCAGCGTGTTGGGCAGCGCGAAGCGGTTTTTCTCGGTGTAGACCTTGTAGCGGCCCGTGGAGGTCGCCACGTCTACAGTCGGCGCCAGGAAGTCAGCCACGGGCTGCACCGCCGACTGCGCCGCGCCCTGGGCAAAGGTCCGCAGGGTGGGGCTGCTTGAAATGTTACTGAGTCTGCTCATCGGTGATTGTCCTTTCGTTTTGAGTTATCCAGCCAGACTCGTTTGGGTCTCTATTGCGCGGGTCCTCCCGGTCAGCCGACCGTGATGTTGCCCTGCGGGCTCCACCGCACGAGGGCGGTCTGCCCGTCCACCGCGATTTCCTCGAACCAGCCAAGGCCGCGGTAGGTGCCGGCCACCGCCGGCAGCGAGCGGATCTTGCCCTTGTCGGCGGCGACTCCTTCGCCGTCTGCCAGGCAAAACACGTCGCCGGGATTGGCGGTGCCTTCGGTCTCGATCCGGTAGTTCTTGCCGCCTTCCAGCGGCAGCAACGTCACGTTATCGCCGGAGGCGTCGCCGCCGTCCTGCAGGACGTAGAGCGGCTGCGTGTCGTTGGAGTTGGGCAGTCGCGCCTTGGCGACGCCGGAATCGTTGTAGAGCTCGACCAGGTAATCTTCCTTGCCGGAAAGATCCGCGCCGGAGGGGACTACGATCGCGCCCTGCTGTACATTGGTCTGCATCTTTCAGTTTCCTTTCTGCATGGATTCAACTTACGGGGCTGATGGTCTTACTGGCTGCCTGCTCCTCCTATTCTTCGGCCGGCTCTTCGGCCTTGGCCCGGTTCCAGGCCTGAGTGAAGGAAATGCCTTCGGCCTTGGCGATCGCCTGGGCGCGGTTGTGGATGCGGGCGACGCGCGCTTTCTCGGCCGCGGTCGGCTGGTTGTCCTGGGTCGGACCGTTCTTGGGCGGCTTGCCGTCGTCGCGGTTGAGCACGCGCGTCGGCTTGCCCTCGGGCTCTTTCACCAGGCCGATCGCCTCCTCGGCGGCTTCCCGGTTCTTGACGAAGAGAGCCTTCATCTTCTCCGGGTCGGCGATCTTGGCCTTGTGTTTCTCGACAAACTCATCGGCCTCGCGGTTGAGGACCTTGGTCTTGAGCTCGTCGCGTTCGGTCTCGGCGTCGGTGGCGCGCTTGGTGAGCGTGTCGACTTCAACCGAGCGGTTCAACACCCGCTGCACTTCGGACGTGATCTCGTCCTCGGAGGCATCGGGCTTGCGCAACAGAGTGCGCAGCGTGTCCAGCAGTGGCATTTCGCCCTCCTGTGGGTTGCGGTCCCGGTTACGCGCCGGAACCAGGGTTTTGAACATGGGCTTGTTGGTTAGCCCGATGTCCTCGATCGTTATGGGCCGGTACCTGTTCCGGCTCAAATGTTCGAGATCGTTGACGGTCGAAAAAAACTTGTAGACGGAGCCGATGGCTTTTTTGCCGAGCTCGGTCTTCTCGAGACGCGCCCAGACGCCGCGCTCGCGTTCGGGGACGGCCTCGGAGTTGCGCACCTGCAGCTCCATGCCCCAGGCGAACGCGGAGCTGTCGCCGTCGGGGTCCTGGGCAAAATGTTCCTTGCCGACGAGGTAGCCCTCCCACTCCGGGTCGGCTTTGAGGCCGTTGAAATGCTCCATGATCCGGTTGAGCGCGACTTCGTCGATTACCTGGGTGATCTTGACACTCTTTCCGTTGCCGGTTACGGCGATTCCGGGGTGCTCGCCGACGGGCATAATGTGGTACCACCCGTCGCTGTCCGGGGCTCCCGCACGGTTGAAAACGATATATCCGCGCTGATTCATGCTGTTTCCCTCCGGGAACTGTTTTCTAATCCTTGTGCAAACCCTTGTGCATTCCGTGCATTTTGACGATCGCCCCCTGGGGCGGGTGTTGATACCCCCTGGGGCTTGCGATCGATTCTCGCGCGATTTAGAGCGTTGTTTACCGCGTTGGCGGGGTAGCCGTTGAGGCCCGCGCGGCCGGCGGCCTCCTCGATGCGGCAGAGCTTGCGCCAGGCGGAGCTGGGGGTGACCTCGTCGAAACGGCGGCGCGGATGGTTCAGCAGGTTCATTTCCGGCCAGAGGATCCGGGCGACGGCCTCGGAGCATACGGCCCGCTTGGGGCTGCGCCGCAAGTGCCAGCCGTAACGCTTGCCGACCCGCTCGAACCACCACATTCCCAGGAGCTGCCAGGCGGCGTAGCCCAGGCGGCCGACGTGGGCCTGGGCAAGCACGCGCTTGCGCTCGGAAATCTCCGGAGAAAGGTCCAGGCTGCGCCGCGCCCACTTGCGCTTGGGATGCTTCGCCGCCCAATCGACAACCTTGCACCACGGCTTGGGGCCGGTGAAGCCGTCGCGAAAGAGGCTCTCGTAGTAGACCGGGGCGCCGTCCTCGAGATCGAAGCCGATGCCCATGTGCGACCACGGGCCGGTGACGCGCCTGATCAAAGAGGAAAGCAGGCTTTCGCCGCGCGTCCAGAAAAGCCATGTGCCTACGGCTTTGGTCATGCCTGCTCTCCGTTCTGATCGGCTCGCAGAGCCGATGCCACAAGTTCTGTGGCAGCCGCTCTCTGAGCGGCTCCCTCGGCATAGCCGTTAAGGAGCGCTGCGCTCATAAGGTCTTCCAAGACCTGGGCGGTCTCGGGCTCAGCGTTGATGGACTGCAGAAGCTCAGGCAGTTCCACGTCTCGGAAGCGTTCCAGCGCAACACGCAACTCGTCGGGATCGGCGTCATCGGTGTCGGCCTGGTTGTAGATGGCATTGAGGCGTTCGGCCACGGGCAAAAGCGCCTCGCTTTGCGCCTCGGCAAGCTGGATGCGGGCGCGCGCCAGCAGCTCTCCGGCGGCGGAATTGTCGCGGTTGCGGGCGCGGGCTCGGTTCGCGGCGGCAGGCGGCGTAGTCTCGTCGCCCTCGGAAATCAATTCGGTTGTTCCCGCGATTTGCTGAGCTTGCTGACGGTGCCCGAGGATCTTGTAGCCGGTGCGCTCCTGGACGTCCGACGGGTCGAGGATGAAATACTGCGAAAGGTCTTTGACCTGGGTGACTACCTCGCCCGAGTCCTGCTCCTGTTCCTCCGCCAGGTCGAAGTATGCCAGCACCGGCCGGCCGGGGAAGGCGCGCTCCAGTATGTAGCGGTCGGCCGTGCGGCGCATAAACGCGCTGATCTTGTTGGCGCGCGAGCGGGCGATCTGTTTAAAGACCTCCATGTGCGCGCCGCCGGCCAGCGTGCCGCTGCCGCTCTGGGTAAGCATCGTCAGGAGGCCGCCGGTGCCGGCCAATACGAGCTTCTTCGTGAGCCACTCGAGACGGACCTCGAACGGCTGAGAGCCGCGGGGGGTATCCGCGGCCTTTGCGTCCGAACCGTGCGGCAGGTAACCGGAGCCGCCGGCCGCCACGTCCTCGGCGGCGTCGCGGTATTCGGCCTCCTTGTCATCGGGCACGTTCTCGGGGCCGACGATGATCCAGGAAGGAATGCCGTAGATCTCGACATAGGCGTCCCAATCCTTCTCGGAGAGATTCATCCGCACGAACTTGATCAGCCCGATGCGGTCGATCGGCCGGCGCACCTCGTAAATCATCAAGGCCGGGTTAAAGTTGGCGATGTTGTCCTCGCCCGGCAGCGACTTGGCGCCGACGCTTTTGGCTTCCGGGTTCCAGACCCAGTCCCCTTTACGGCCGTCGCGCGCGAAGTTCCACTGATCAAGCGGCTCGAGGTGGGCGATATCGCCGTTGTCGTGCAGGTGCGGCTGCACGTGAGCAAAGCCGCGAAAGGCTGCCATTTCGAAGTGCTCGATCGCCTCGTAGAGATTGTCGATCCGCCGGTACGCCGCGCGCAGTTTGGCAACCTGGTCTTCGGCCAGGCTTTTGTCGTAGCCTTCCACGTCCTCGGCAACCTGTTTGTAGTTATCGGGCAGCTCGCAGAGGGCCGCCGTGCGGCGTTCGACCAAGGTCAACAGATCCGGGTCGGTCTGCTCGATGAACTCGTAGGTCCACTGAAGATCCGCATACTCCCCGCGCTGGCCGGCCTCGAGCAGCGAAATCGCCCGCGCGATCGTCAGCGAACGCAGCGGGTTATACGCATCGCGCCAGCAATTGGTCTGCGCCACAAGCTGCTGTGTGTTTTTGGCCATCAGGCAAACACCTTCCGTTTGCGGCGTTCTATCACGGCCCGCGCGCGCCGGCCGCGCTCGAAGGCGTGGGGAATAAAGAACGATTCATTCGACGGTGCCCCGGCATGCACCGCCAGGGCCAGGGCCCAGAAGCGGTCGGCGTGGCCGTTCTTGCCGCGGTCGGCGGTAAAGCGGATGTTGCCGGCGGCGGTGGTTTCCTTCTTGATGGCGCGCAGATCCGCGCGGACGGGGTCGTCGTTGGGGATGCGGATGGACTTGTCTTCGAAGGCCGCGCGGACGGGGTAAGCCAGCTCTTCCTTGATCGGCTGCGTGAAGTTGACCGCCTCGACCTTGTAGGCGCGGAACCGCTGCTGTGCGCGCTCGGCGAATTGTCGCCCGAGTCCCGTGTTGTCGATGCAACAGCGGCGGACCTGCGGCAGCGCGAGCAACGGATAAAGCTCTTTTTCCTGCTCGTCGAAGGTGCGGTTCTGCATGCAGATAACGCGCCGCGTAAAATGCACGCCGCCCACCTTCTCGGTCAGCCAGATCACGGTCAGGTCGTGATCGCGCCCCACGTCGACGCCAATGTATAGCGGGTTCTTGGCGTCCTCGAGATCGGCCCAGGTCCACTCCCATGGCTGGTCGAGCTTGTACTCGCAGGAGGCAATCAGGTCGTAAGACAGAAACGCGGCCTTGTCGTCGGAAGGCACGCACATGTACTCCTGAAGGAACGTTTCCTCGTCCGGGCACCCGGCGCGAATGAAGTCGAAATACGCCGCCTCGTCCATGGCCTGGCGTTCGTCGTCTTCGGGCAGCTTGGCCTTGAGCTTGTCGAGAAAGCCCTGGTCGAGCGCGTCCTGGAGAGTGACCGTGTGAAGAGAAAAGCCTTTCGGGTTGCCCTTGTGCTTTACCTCCTGGACCAGCTCGTTGAAGTGGTTGGCGCTGCCGCGGTGGGTGGAGATGATCGCAAGCGTGCCGCCCCAGGTGATGCCGGGATAGGCGATGGCGTAGAGCTTGCGGTTGTCGGGATTGAGGGCGTACTCGTCGAGCTTGCGGTTGCCGCGCTTGCCGGCCTGGGCGTCCGGGTTGGAACTCATGGAGTGGATCCGCCGCCCATTGTCGAACTGCAAAACGTAAGCGTTGGTCTTGGCCTCGTCGTCAAGCACCTGCTGGCCAAGGTCTTTTGCGGCCAGGTGCAGTATGCCTGCAAAGGCGCTGCAGTCCTCGAGATAGAGCCTTGCCTGGATGATGTCGCGCGAGGAAATCCACGTGTCGTAGCGCGCGCCTTCGGGGGACGTGATCGTGACGTCCTCGTAGGCGCTGGCCCAGGAGATCCCGATCTGGCGCGATTTCTCCATGAGCTTCAGGCGCGAGCGGTCTCTGATCCAGCCGCCCTGGTACGGCAAAAAGAATTTTTCGTCGGCCTTGGTCATAGCAGCTTGAGTGCCTCCTCGATCTCGGCAATGCTCTGCTTGCTGATGCCGCCGCCCTTGACGGCGTGCTCGAGCTTCTCGCGGGCCTGGTCATTGCGGGCCTGCTGGTCGGCAAACTTCTTCTCGGCCAAGTCAATGGTGCGCTGGTCGATATCCTGGGCGCGGGCCTTCAAGACCAGCATGAAGAGCCCCTTCACGTCGCGCGGATCCGCGTTGGGGTTTACCGCCAGTTCAAATGCCTTCTGCTTGAGGGCGTCGATTGTGGCGGCGTCGAACTCTCCGGGGCGGGCGGAGGCCTCCGCGGCGATGTCGTCGGCCAGGCCCACGGCCTTCTGCCGGCGCGTAAGCAGCGCGGCGGAGCAGCACTCATTCCAAAAGTCCGTGAGGCCGGCGTTGGAGGTGGAAACGTCGAACTCTTCCTGGAGGCGCTTCTTGACCACGCGGTAGGGTGTGCCGGCCAGGAGCCAGTCGGCCAGGGCCTCGTACTGGTCCGGCGGCAGGTTCTTGAGCTTGGCGTCCGACCGAACTTTTCTCACTTCGCTACCTTCGCTGCCTTCTGTTCAGATTCTTAATGCCCTGGGGCAGCGGCCGGGCCAGCCGCTGCCCCATTAGCCATGTCAGGCGATCGTTACAGCGGATCTCTCGTCAGCACCTTCTGCCACTGATAGGTGTAGCTGTTGGTGTTGGCGTCGGTGATTGTCACCTCGATGTAAAACCAGTCCATGCCTGAAGGTACTGTCCCGTTGCAGTAGTAGACGCCGTTGCTGGCATCAGACGCATAACCGGTGTAGTCGGTGGCGCTGGACTCGTTGCCCATGGAAACGGAGATATCCACGTCGTTCAGGCCCTGCGGGGAGCTGTTGGTGTCGGCGCCGGCATACATTACACAGTTGGTCAGGCGTATGCTTGTGCCCTGATAATATTCCGTCGTGGTGGGCTGTGGTATGCTGGCCGTATCGCGGAAATTGGTAAACGTAAGTGTGGCCGGCTGCACCGCATCGCCCGCGATAACCGATCCGATCACCAGGCACACAACAGCGGCAAGTAATGAGAAACGCTTCATTTTCTTCTCCTTGGTTTGCTTCGCTTCCTTCTGTTCAGATTCTCTCTAAGTCCCCAACAGCGCCCGGCCGCTGTCGGTGATCTTCCACTTGCGCGGGCCTCCGAGCTCCGGGTTGACCCCGGCGATATAGCCGTTGCTGTCCAGCCAATCCATCTGCGCCTGGCACTCCACGCGCGTCGGCGGCGGCGCCGCAGCCAGCTCCAGCGAGGTGATCAAAGCCGGCTCCGGCAACAGATAGCTGCCGCAATCCGCCAACGTCCTCAAAATCCCCAGGCGAATAAGAGCTGTCCTCTGATCGCTATTCACGCTTTCCTCCCTCTCAGGCTGTGCACCTCGCCGCGGACCTCGCCGACGGCCTCCAGAACTCGATTCGTGTGCGCCGTAAAAAGCTGCTGCATGGCGTCAATGCGTTTATGCACGCCGGTGCAATCGGCGCGGAATTCGCGGCGCAGGGCCTCGTCGTGATTTGCCGCGCCGGCCTCGACGTCGTTGATACGCTGGTTCTGCGCCGAGTGGATCGCCAGGCAGTCTTTGCGCAGGCGCGGGCGCCTGGCCTCGTCTTCTTCCGGCTCGTGGGCAAAACCGCCGGTCATGCGCCGCCACATCTGGCTAACCTGGTTAAACGCGATTGCCGCCAGCGTCAGGCCCATCAGCCAGTAGACCAGCACGGGCATATCCTCTCCCCACAACGCCAGCGTCATGGGGGCCATCGGTATCAGCGATTTGACCAGGCTGTGCGTCATGGCGCGATCGGGACGGTGACAACCTCGGGCCGGACGACTTCGGGGTTAACGACCTTCGTATCGGCCAGGTCTTTCATGACCTCGCCGGCAGTGACGATCCCGGCAATGCCGAGCGCGGCGCGCACGCCCTCGCGGATGGCGGTCTCGGCCACGTTGGGGTCCTTGGGCCAGAGCGAAAGCGGCTGCATCTCGGCCCGGACGGTCAGCGCCACGTTCGAGCCGGCCAGCTCGACGCGCTGGACGCCCGAGATCGACAGCACTTCGTAATTGCGGGTTTGGCTGTAGTACTTCTCGGCCAGCGCCTGAGGATCCAGCTTCGGCGCGGTGGCGCAACCGGCCAGCAAAAAGACACAAATGACGGGGATGTACTTCATGCGACACCTCCGGAGGGAGTGGGAATTGAACAGAAGGCAGCGAAGGGAGCGAAGGGGGATTGAGAAAGGGCGGGAGCAACGCGCCGGCCGACGGTGAGACCGGTTATGCGTCTGCGGCAACGAGGGCGGAACAACTTCCCTCGTGCTCCCGTCGCGCTTTGCAGCGCGAGCCGCCGGGGACCGGGTTGGGGTATGATAAGGGATTGCGCGTGCGGTTACATGACGACCTCCGCTGACGATTGCAGTTGCACAATTCACGCGGGCAGATTAGCCCACGCGTGTTAAAGGCAGGTAATTCTGAGCGGATCCAGCGGAATAAAAAAGGCTCGGCGCCAGTCACCGGCGTTTCTCAGATAAACGCCTCTCAACATACCCCAGAAAGTCAAAGCCTTCCCGGACCGCCGCCTTGAACTCGACAAAGCCTATGCCTTCGGCAAGCACATATGCGGGTATTGTGCGGCTGGCGCCAGTGACGGTGATATACTCATACTTGCCGGAGCGCTGAACAGTGACTCTAAGAGATTGATCGTCCACGAGCTTGGCTGTGGCAATATTTGTAACCGCGAAATGTAAAGTTCTGCTGAAGGGCTGTAGGGTCGTCCGCATTAGAGCTGTATGCTCGCCCACAACCTGCGTAACGGTGGCGCAAAACATATTCAGATGGACTATCTCCCCATGCCGCAGGTCCAGCTGGTTCTTAACGTGCTCGTCATAAAAACCCTCGAGATCGTTCCTGAATTGGCTTCGCAACTTCGCGGATTCCATCAAGCTGCGCTGTTGCTTGCTTCCGCCGATCGGGCGGTGTTTTCTTGGGCCCCCTACAGCATGAGTTACCAATAGGCACGCCGCCACAATAGGTAAGATAGTCTTCATCCTGCTGACCTCCTTTTTAGCAATAGTTCTCGTCGTGATTGCGCTCGCGTATGATCCAGTCCTTAAGCTCAAGCGGCATCACAACTCGGCCTCCGTGCCGCTCTGCGTATGAAACGTATTCTTCCAGCATCAGGCGAATCACCGTCGACACCGACTGCCCGTTCCTTTCGGCCACTGCTTCGACCCGTCGCTTTAGATCAACGTCGAGCCGCACGTTGATATTGTCATCTTTTCCCATGAGTGCAATCTACCGGATTTGACCTTGTTTTGTAAAACATAATTTTTTAAAAAATTCCCCTTGACTCAATGTAAAACAATGCTTTACATTGCCCATCATGATGAGTGCGCGTAACACCGAGTCCACTAATGTTAGGCTTACCAGCGATTTAAAGGGTCGTGTTATACAGATTGCCGAGGCGAATGAGATGAGTCTGTCAGACGTTGTGCGCCTCACGCTGATTACTTACCTGCCGGAGATGGAGCAGGGAGAATTTCGCCTGCATTCGCCAGGCAAACGTGCGAGGGCACAATGACAGGCACCGGGACCGCGCAAAGGGAACTGCCGCTCTGGCCCGCAAATCTGATTGCCGAATTTTCCGACGCCGAACTTGCCGAGCGCTACGGAGACGTGCCGCTTAAGGCCCGCCTGCGCATCGACGAGGTGTGCCTCGCCCTGAACTGCGAGCGCGACCTGGTCTACCGCATGATCTACGACGGCACGCTCGATGCCGTGAACATCGCTCGCGACGTAAACACCCGCCCCCTTTACCGGGTGCTGCGCTGCAGCGTTATCGACTTTCTGGAACAACGCCGCGAAGGCGCATAACGAAAGGGGACCGACATGGCGAAGCGAACAGAAGCCGCAATCGGGCGCAATGCGCTGCGGGTGGTGCAGGCCCTGGGGCAGCTTGCCGCCGCGGCCGAGAGCCTCGGGGATGTCTGCGACGACCTCAACGTAGAGGCCGCGCAGATCGACGATGCCGACCTGGAGCACGAGCTCATCTCCACCTGGCTGTGCAGCGCGGTGCGCTGCCGCACGGCGGTGCAGAACGCGCTCTATTTTATGCAGCGCACGGACTGGCTGCGCTTTCTGCCGGAGAGGACAGTCGGGGCAGGCGAGGTGATCGACCGCGTAACCGGGAGGGCCACGGCGTGAGCGTTACCATGGGCATGCTGCTGGCCGCGATGATCCAGGTTGAAAGCCACGGCAATAACCACGCCGTAGGCGACGAGGGCCGGGCGATCGGCTGCCTGCAGATTACCAGGGCCGTCCTGGCCGACGTGAACCGCGCCTACCGCACGGAGTATATCCTGCGCGACTGCTACGACCGCGGCAAGTCAGTCAAGATCTGCCGCAACTACCTCACTCTCTGGGGCCGCAAGTACGAGGACGAGACCGGCACCTCCGCCACCGCCCAGGTGCTGGCGCGGATCTGGAACGGCGGCCCGCGCGGCTGGAACAAGCCGGAGACGCAGGCTTACTGGCACAAGGTCAAGGCCGAGCTCGAAAGGATGCAAGCATGAGCGCATTCCATGCATTCGTCATTACCGCAAGCGCCGCGTTCTCCCTGGGATTCGTATCCGGGGCGGTCGTGCAGTGGCGCAAGATACGCCGCGAGTATCACCTGAAGCCGAGGAACTGGATCTATCACAGGGGGACATAAAGGATGACCGAACAGAAGGCAGCGAAGGAAGCAAAGGCGATCGAGCCGGAGGTTCTGCCGGCGGAGCCGGCCGAGACAAAGCCGGCCAGGCGGGCGAACATCCTGGCGATCGCGCCGGAGCGGAGTCTTCCGGAGCGCGCGACGGTGATCGTCGACTATCACAACGCGGCGATGACGGCCTATGCCCAGAGCGCGATGTATGCGCTCCTCTGCGGGTTTGAGCTGCATGCGGCCCGCGCGCAGATCGCGCATGGCCAATGGATCCCGTGGGTCGAGGAGCACTGCCCGTTCGACCGTACTACCGCCTGGCGGTACATGGAGGCGGCCAAGCGGAAATTCAAGGAGCTGCCAAATGTTGCACGCGTTCAACATTTCGCCCTGGGGGTGTCGCCCCTGGAATTGCCGGCGGATCGGCGCGCGGAGCTGATTGAGGCGGTCAAGCAAGCCACGGACGGCCAGACATGGACACAGCTCGGGCTTGAGCTCGGAGTCATCAAGCAGCCCAAGACCGGCTACCAGAAATACCACCCGCGCAAGAATTTGACTGCCGAGGAGCAGGAATCGGCCATCCGCGCGGCCGTCGGCAAGTCGTGGCACGATTTGCTCCGCAGCCTCCAGATGCATGGCATCGACGAGTGCACCTGGGGCTATCTGTCGGATGTCGAGAAAGAAGTCGTCGTCGGCCTGCTTGACGAGGTTTCCAAGACGATCAAGAAGGCGCTGAGGGGGAAGAAATAATGGACTATACAATCCCGGCGGATGAGGTGCCCGAGCTTTGTACGTTGCCCGATGACGTACAGCAGGACGTTCGCCTGGCGCTGCGGGTGCTTTCGCGCATAGACAGCACTGCAAAGGGCGTGCAGGCGCGTATCAGGACCGAGGCAAGAGCCCTGCACGGCAAGCGCGGTTTTAGTGTGGCCAGCATCAACCGCAAGCGCTCTCTATATAAGGATAGCCGGGGCGATTGGCGCGTGCTGGTAGACGGCGCGCGGGCGCCGCAGTTTGCCGGCCCGACGCTGCCGCCGGAGTTTGTGGAGTTCTGGAAAGGCCTGGTCGACGAGAACCACCGCAAGTGCCGGCCGGCCTGGCGCAAGCTGGTGCGCCTCTGGCACGCGGGCGAGCCGGTCCCAGGCTACGGGGCCTGGCCGGAGTGGTTCCTCAAAGCCCACCGCGGCCGGTCGCTGCCGCGCTCCTGCCCGCCGGATCTGCCGCAGGGCTGGAGCTATCGCAACCTGATGCGCTTCAAGCCCGCGACGGCCGAGCGCGCGCTTACGCAGCGCGGAGTGAACGCAGCGCGCCTCGAGCTGCCGACGGTGATCGGCACGCGCGAGGGCTTGAGGTTCATGGAGTGGGTCGTGCTGGACGACTGGCGCAGCGACTTTCGCGTGGTGGATCCGCGCGCGCAGAAGGCGGTGCAGCTCAACGGAATCCTGGCGCTGGACGTAGCCTGCGCGCTGGCAATGCGTTTCGTCGTGCGGCCGGCTGTGCCCCAGGAGGACGGCACGGAGGAGGGCCTCAAGCGGCGCGACGCCAAGGCGGTGATCGCCGGGATCCTGCTGACCTACGGATATCCGCTCGACTACATCTGCAACATTATCGTGGAGCGCGGCACGGCGACGATCTCTCCGGATGACGCCGCGGCGATCGAGGAGGCTACCGGCGGCCAGGTCAAGATCCACTATACATCTATGATCTCCGGCTCGGTCTTCGGCTATGCCGACCGGCCCCTGGGGAACTTCCTGGGCAAGGCGTGGCTGGAGAGCTACTTTAACCTGACCCACAACGAGGCCGCCGACCTGCCCGGCCAGATCGGCGCGCGCTACGACCTGGCGCCGCAGTCCACCGAGATGAAGATGCGCGAGGCTGCCGCCCTGGTAAAGGCGGGTCAATTCCTGCCGCCGGAGGCCCGGCGCGAGCTGGCGTATCCTTTCCTGGACACGAACGAAGCGCGCATTTCCCTGGAGCATATCTTCCGGCGTCTGAACAACCGCGTCGAGCACGAGCTCGAGGGGTTCGAGCGGGTTATGGAGTGGCGCGAGGCCCGGCTGGAACAGTGGCGGCCGGCGCCCGAGGCCCTGGGCATGCCGCGCGAGGTGCAGGACCTGCTGGAGTGGCGCACACGTTCGGAAACGCCCTGGGAGCGCTACGAGCGCATGGCGCGCGAGGCCAGGTTCGAGAAGCTGCATTTTGCCTGCATGCCGCGCATCCTGGAGGAACATAAGCGCGTGTCGATCGATAAGCCCGGCGAGCTGCGCCTGACGATCCGCGGCAAGGCGCGGGTCTACCAGGATCTCGACAACGCCGCGCTGGAGGCCGGCGCAGAATTCCTGGCCTATTACGACGGCGCCGATCCGGACTGGATCCACCTCACCGACGGCCGCGGCAGATACGTGGCCAGCGTGCGCGAGGCAAAGGGCGTGCGCCGCGGCGACCACGAAGCGCTGGCCGAGGCCATCCGCGCCAAGCAGGCGCAGCTCAACCGCACGCTGACCGCCGTAGAAAAGCGCAACGCCCCGCGCCTGGCCGGGCGCCTGCAAGCGATCGAGCACAACCAGCGCCTGCTGGACGAGGCCACCGCCGACGAAGAGGCCATCAATCTTGTGCCGGCCGCCGCCGGCGGGGCCGGAGAAGCGCCGGTATTCGTGCGAGCGATCGACGCCGTTGCCCACGCTCAAGCCGACATTGCCGAGCAGACCCGCCGCACGCGCGAACGCATTGCCGGCACGCGCGGCTCGCTCGACGACGTCCTCGGCCCCGCGCCCGTTGCCGTTGGCGCCGCGGCCGATGACGAAGACGATCTCTCGGAACTGGACCAGATGCTCTAACAACACTGTAGCAGCCGCTTTTTGAGCGGCTCAGAAAGGGGACCGATATGACAGACCAGGCTATCGATCAGACGCTCGAACAGCAGGGCAACACGCCGCGGGCGACGTGGCCCTTCGGCGGCGACCACGTAATGCAGGCCACCGCCAGGATGAAGCCCGCGCATCGCGACGCCGTGCGGTGGTTCTTCTTCCACTGCATCGAACAGGACCTCACGATGGACGACGCCTCGCGCGCCATCCACTACGACCGCACCACGATCTACCGCGTCTGCCGCGGCGAGTATAAGGCGGACCTTGCCAAGGTGGTCGATGCCATCCGCTCCTGGAAGAAGATCTGCGAGCAGCGCGTCGGCATCATCGCAAGCACCTTTGTCGAGACCGCCACCGCCCGGAAGATCTGGAAGGTGTGCGACGCCGCCGTGGCCTATAACTCCATTGCCTTCATCTTCGGCGACTCCCAGATCGGCAAGACCTGGGCACTCGAGGAATACGCCCGCCGACACAACCACGGCCAGACGCGCTATATCCGCATGGCGGCCAGCTCGGGCACGCAGCTTATGATGAAGCTCCTGGCCGAGGCCTGCGGCTTTAGCTCGAGGGGCTGCTTCGAGAACCTGCGCAGCCGGGTGCTCAAAGCGCTCGACGAGAACACTCTGGTGATCGTCGACGAGCTGCACCTGGCGTTCTTCACGTATCACAAGCAGGCGCGGCTTTCCTGCCTGGAGGTCCTGCGCGAGCTGCACGACCGCACGAAGTGCCCGATGGTGCTCTGCGGTACCAATGTCGCCAGCGAAGAAATCAACCGCGGCCCGCAGAAGGAGTATCTTGAACAGCTCCGGCGGCGCGGGGTCTTCAAGCTGCAGCTCCCGAAGTACGCCACGCAGAGCGACCTCAACGCCATTGCAAAGTCCTTCGGCCTTGCCGCGCCTGATGGCGACGCCGCCGAGCTCGTCAAGCAGATCATCCGCGCCAACGGGCTCAAGGCCTATGTCTCGTATCTCCAGGCCGCCAACCGCATGGCCGCCAACACCAAGAAGACAATCTCCTGGAAGCACTTCATCCAGGCTCACGACGTGATCGCAAAACTCAGCGCAGCATAAACGAAAGGAACGGAACCATGGCCAGACGCATCAAGCCCACCAACAAGTACAACGCCGAGACCCGCCAGGACGCCGAGCAGCTTGTCTACCGGCTCGCCGTCCAGCAGGCCCAGGTCAACACACTCACGCTCCAGATGGAGACCCACATCCACGACGTGCGCGAGCGCTTCGCCGCCCGGATCGACGCCGGCCAGGCGGAAATTGACGACCTCGCCCGCGGCCTGGAAGCCTGGGCCGCTGCCAATCCGCAGGAGTTCCCCAGGGACCGCAAGTCGATCGACTTCGTGCACGGCGCGATCGGCTTCCGCACCGGCACTCCCAAGGTCAAGAAAGGCCGGCGCTTTCCCAACCTGGAGGCCGTGGCCGAGGCCATGCGCAAGCTCCCCTGGGCGCGCAAGTACGTCAAGCAGGCCGCCCCCACGGTCAACAAGCCGGCCTTGATTGCCGACCGCGACAAGCTCACCGCCGAGCAGCTCAACACCCTGGGCCTGGCGATCGTCCAGGACGAGAGCTTTTTCGTAGAGCCCAAGTGCGAGGATCTCCAGCAGGGCGTCAGCGTCAGCGACGCCGCGTGAGGCGGCCATGGGATACCCTGACGACAGCGGAATAGCCGAGGCACAACGCTCCCCATGAGCCGCAACGCGATAGCGGCGTCGCGCTCGATGGGGTTGTTGGAACTCTGAATGGAGGTGACCAGTGAAAGACATTAGGAAGACGTTTGCATGGAAGACGCGGCAGATCGGCTGGGCGTGCGAGACCATGAACCGGGCATCGGATGCCATCGGGTGGATTGACCGCCACGCGCCGACTTGGCTGGCCGATCTGCTCTACCACGTCTACTGGAATGTGGACGCCTGGGCGTCGGCCTGGTTTGCGTGCGCGTACCAGGGTAGCCGCGAGGAGATCCACGACGCATGGGAGCACGAGGACGAGGACTGGCTGTCCCCGTTTCAGAGGATGGTGGCCGATGGACGCATACTTCCTTTGTAGTTCCAACGTGAAGGTTGACCGGACATGAACAGCGCGACACACAGGCCAGCCTCCAGCGACAGCGTTCGCCGCGCTGTTCATGGTACGGTCGGACCGCTGGTTGGCGATTGCCGTGACTACCACCTCGGCTATTGCCGGCCCAAGTTCCCCCGTATGTGCCGGAGAATGTTCTTTTTGACTTGCGAGAGACAGCGCGTGCCAGGAACTCCCGCCCAGGAGTCCCGAAGCACGGATGCACGTAGGGCGGCGCGGGAAGGATCACCAGCCGCGCTGTCTCTCCCTATCGCCAACAAGGCAATATTAAAACAAGAGCACTAACGAGCTATGCGGAATTGGCGTAAATGGCGGGAGGGTGAAAAGCTGCGCAGCCAACGGGCCAGCTATGCGGCACAGTGCCGCTGGGCGCGGCATCACGCGGATGCGCCCAAAAGGGATGCGCGTAGAATCGTGATTGAAATCCGCGATACCCATCGGCCAACACAATTGATACGCGCCGAGCAATGCGAAACCACCGATGGCCGCTGGAGCAGGTGGAGAATTGCGGGTTGCGGTTGCAGACCCGTCGCAGCGACGGGGCTGGCGCGGTTGATTGCGGAGGCCGTAAAATGAGGATTCTTTACCGCACAACCGGCCGGGCCGCGGAGTATGCGCCGTATAGCGCCAACCTTTATACGACGTGCCCTTATGCCTGCGACTACTGCTATGTGCCGAGCACTCCGCCCTTTCGAACAAAGGGTCTGACCGCCGCCGACTTCCACGCGCCCCCGCGCCTCAAACCCGGCGCGATCGCGCAGCTTCGCAAGGAGCTCAGGCGCCACTGGCCGTGCACGGGCCACGTGCTCTTTTCTTTCGGCTGCGACCCATACGCCGCCGGCCCGGACGGCAAGCGCCCGCTTGCCACGCGCGAGGCTCTCTTCGAGTGCGGCCTGGCCGGCGCCAAGGTGGCCATGCTTACCAAGGGCGGGCTGCAGGCCAAGCTGGACTTCGACCTCTATCAGTACGACTGGTGGTTCGGCGAGACGGTCGTGTTTGTGGACGACGACAAGATGTCGTACCCCGACTGTGCCAACTGCCCGAAAAACGACGGCGTGTGCCTGGGCGATGACAATTGCCCGATGGGCGGATGGGAGCCCTACGCCGCGAGCTTTGCCGATCGTGAGGCCGCCTTGCAGATCGCCCGCGACAATGGCATCCACACCTGGGTCAGTCTCGAGCCGGTTGTCTATACGTCTCAGGCCCTGGAGGTAATCGACCGCCTGCTGCCCTGGGTGGACCACTGGAAGATCGGCAAGCTCAACGCCCGCAAGCCCGAACATAAGCGGATAGAACAGTCCCAGGACTGGCCGAAGTTCCTGGCCGATGCGCGCAAGCTTCTTTCCTCTTATATAGAGGACGGCGATCCCGGCGAATTTCGCCCCAACACCTACTACGTCAAACAGAGCCTCTTGAAAGCCGCGTAACAAGCATGACCGACCGCGAGACAGAAGCCGCCCTGGCCGATCTTGGCCGCCTGCTGCTGCGGGCGGTCGGCCCGGAGCACGGTGTGACGATCGACGAGATCACCCGCCGGCTTTCTCTCTCCGACCGCCGTGCGACCGAGCAGCTCATTCAGTTTAACCTGCGCCGGCTGCCGTGTCTGGTCGTGGCCGACTCCCATGGCTACTACCGCCCGACCTGCGCCGGCCAGATCAACGCCTATATCGGCAACCTCCGCAAGCGGCACCAGCCGCTGGTGCTGCGCGAGGAAGTCACCGTGCTCAAAGCCCGCGCGGAAAACTGGCCGAGGGAAGGCGACCTTTTCGTCGATCCCCCGTCAAAACAGGTGGAGCTTTTCGCATGAAGCACGCCCAGGCAATCAAGCTGATCGCCGACCGCCTGGCAATGAACGCGCAGAATCTTGCCAATTACGCCGGCGCGCCGGAACCCTACGAGGGTTACCTGGACGAGCTCAAAGCACACGATGCCTCACTGCGCGAGAGCCTGGCATTTCTGCGAACCGACAACACCGCGCCGGCGCCGGAGGATCCGCATGCTGACTAAAGCTCAACAGGCTCAATTCCGCCCCCTGGTCAAGCGCGCCTGGCTGGCGCAGTGCGGCCTTTCGGGTACTCCCCCCAACAGCCGCCACGCGCAGGACGCCTGGTACCGGGAGCAGCTCTGGGCCGCCTGCCGGCTCCGGACCACCAAGAACGCCACACAAGCCAACTATAAGGCGCTGATCGCGCGCTTTACTATGTTGAGCGAGGCCGGGGACGTTGTCGCGATCTCGGGCCTTACAGAGGCCCAGAACGCGGTGTTTTGCACCCTCGTGGAAAAAGCCTGGCGCGCCGTCTGCAGGCGCAATGCAAGCACGCTGCAATTCCACGCCTGGCTCGACCGCGAGCTGCAAAGCTGCGGGGTCCACGGCCGCTACGTCCGCGACCACGTCCAGGCCTTCGACGAGATCATGAGCCACTTTGCCGTCACTGCCGGCGACCTGTTCTGGATGGAGCGCACGGCCGAGGCGTCCGAGCGCCGCATGCGTTACCAGCTCCGCATCAAAATGGACGAGATTGCCGAGCTCGAGGGCCGCCCCGTGGATTGGGAATACTGCCGGGCGATCTATACGCACATGCACCTGCCGCTGTCGATCGAGGAAGCCGACGCCCGCTGGCTCTGGAAGGTCTACCAGGCCCTCGACACCCACGCCCGCCGCCTGCATAGAAAGGAACCGCAACCATGCCGCTGAAGACCGCCATCTGCATCGGCACCAACGGTGACGGCGTGC